CGTTTTTGTTTTTGCGTGAGCGAGGATCAACGAACCCTGCTACTTTTACTTTTTCTACGTTTTCTAACTCTGGCATAATAATTACTCCTATTGTTGGGGCTGATTTTCATCAGGTCGCCTTAGTTTTGTTCCCAAGTCCTTTCCTTGGGGTACGCTTACGTTTTGGTTTTGGTTTAGGTTTGGAAGCAAGTCCCCCTTTATCAAAACCATGTAGTTCATTAAATATCTCTTGTACACTTGGAGGTCCTGATCCTATAGGTCTACCATCACTTCCTCCTCCCATGTCTTTTGTTCTATCCAATACTGTCTGTTGTATTGTTTCTGCATTTTTAACAAAAGCTTTCATTGTTTCAGCATCTAACTCTTTTTCTCCCTCTGGATTTTGTTCTGTTTTAGGTGTAGATACAACAGCTTTTCCATCCTTTTCTCTTATACCCAACATACCCTTTGATATATTTTCAGATATATTGCCTTTGAATGGCATATCTTTGCCCATGTCTCTTATTATGTTTGTGGCATTATCAGGAGACAAGACTGTGTTAGCAGGTAGGTCATCTAACTCAGCCTTGGTATTTGCTGTTGTAGGTACAAATCCATAGTCCATAACAAATTTATCTGAACCTAAGTCTGCTCCTATAGGTTTACCTTTGCCGTAGTCTGCAAACGTTTCTGGTAGTCCTGTGGGAGCAGTAAAGTCTTGTTTAGCACCAAACAACCTAGAAAGAAAACTTTGTTGAGGCGCAGTGGTTACGAGACTTTTAATGGCATTAAATTCACCTTCACTACCTATTTGTAGCGTCCCATCTTGTAAACCTTTTAAAGCTGACTTTCTTATGTTATCATCTTGCATAGACAGTAGACCTCCAAGAAGAGGAACATTCTTAGCTATATCGTCTATGCCAAAACCTTGTGTTTGGTTATAGTAATCAGCATAATCTTTTCCTGTAAAATTCTCAATAGCTTTTGGTTGACTTAACTGTCTGTCTTTATCTATCTGTGCTTGCATTAGAGGATCTACTGTGACAGGCTGTCCCATGTTTCTTCTTTGTACGGCTTCGTTTTCCGCTTCCTGTCTGTCACTATCATCATCCATACCACCACCGCCACCACCGCCTGTGGTTTGTGTGCCTTGCTCTGCAAAGCCTGTAGGTATAGCACTCATTGCTTTACCGTTAAAGTGTGGTATAACTATAGTACGCTTGCCATCAGGACTTGTGTATGTTATAAGTTCGTATCCTCTATTTGTTGCACCGCCCATATCACCATATCGTTGCCCCATCTGAAAGGGTTGACCAAACGTTTGTTCGTATGTGCTAGTATCTCCACCTTCATCAAATGTCTGTAGTTGATCCATTGGGATAGGGAAGTCTTCATTAACAGGCTCACCACCTATCCTACCGTCTTGTTCCATTCTACCAAAGCCTTGCTTCGCTTGATTACGTAAGTCCTCAAACTTTTCCACACCATGAAACCGTACAACATCAGCAGGTACGACATATTCACCTTCGCTAAGTTTAGCATCTATGTCATCTCTAACTTCTTTTGCCATACTACCAGAAGGCACTTCGTTACCACTAACAGGATCTTTGTTCATCCCATCATCACGCAGGACACCGCCCTGTTGCATAAACGCAAATTTCATCTGGTCTTCCATCATAGTATCACCTCTTAATTAAATAGTTCAGACATTTGTGTGTCTACGTTGCCTACGTAACCACCTTCGTTAAATTTAAATACGTCACCCTTAGATGGGTCAAAATCAAAATCAGTTATATCAATAACAGTTGCCTCTTTAACATCACTTACTATTTTAGAATAATTACTTACTAAGTGAGGCATGTCTACTTTAGAAGCTTTTATAGTATTATTAGATTGTCTTGCTAATTTGTCTACACTTTTTCTTACACCGTCCCTGTATACTCTTTTAATAATATCATAGGGCATACCTCCTGTTCTTACTTTTGCCATTTCATCAAAAGCAGGAATAACTAATTTATTTACACCTTGTTTTTTAGCTTTTACAATAGCAGCTTGTAATAATTTTGTTGTATATTCTGTGTGTGTTTTTAAAGGAAAATCTTGTTTTGTAAATGTAGGTTTTTTCTTTCCCATAGTAATTTGATTAAATAAGTCACTTTGAAGTTCTTCTATTAAAAAATATTTTTCTTTTAAAAATTTACCTTGGTCTATTTTACTTTTTAGCTTTAGTGGAATTTCTCTTATTCGCTTAACTTCAGGTTTTTCGTTATACGTTTTTACCATTTTTCCAAGATCTTCATCAAGGTTCTTTAAATCAAAGAATGAAATAGAGGGAGATATACGCATTACATTCTTGTATTTAGCCTCTGATGGATAGTCAACTAACACGAGAGGTTTTTTTGAATCAAAACGTGCCCTTCTTACTCCGTCAGATCCTAAGAACTCTGTAGCGTCAGTTGCTTCAAATTCGTTTAATATAAGTCTACCTGATTTTCCTAAATCTGGAGAAGTTAATGCACTTAAAACTATTTCTCCTTTTTGATTTCTTAATGCGTTTTTAGAAAATCTTCTAACAACCTCATTAACTTGAATACCATATATTGGCTCTCCGTTTGGCATGTCAAAAGTACCTTCCCTTGTAGCCTTAGTGTAGTCTGCATCGCTCATATTTTCTATTGCGTTTGCAATTTCAAAATCACTAAAACCATCTACTACAGGTTGCTGTGCCCTTACTTTTGTTACAGATACATAAGGGTCAAAATCAAAATACTCTTTGTTTTGATCAAGTTTATAAGTGTCTATCTTTTTATTTTCTACAAAATTACCAAATGTACCACTCATTTTTCTTCCACGATATGTATCCTTACTTGAGTCTATATACCCTATGATGTCGTCAGCAATTTCTTTATTTGAAGCAGTTCTATATTTAGAATCACCTGTTGTCTCTACTTTCTTAGTAAATAAGCTTATTGGACTATTTCCTCTTATCCCTATTTCTGCTTCCTTAAGAAAACTGTCAACCTCATTTAATGAGTATCCTGAAGTTACCTCTGTACCCATACTAGTTTGATATTTATCATCAAGTTCTTGAATGTCATCTAGGAAACGCTCCACTATGTCTAGATTACTTTCTTCCATGTCAGGTCTAAATACTATTGGATTATCTTTTGCACCATACTTTTGTTGAAAGTTTTCTACAATATCTGTATCTATTCCAACAGAGTTCCAGTAGTCATTATCGACTAAGAGTAAATCCCTAATAAGAAGTTGAGCTACGTTATCTTTAAAATCTTCATCCATAGGTTTATTATTAGCAAGTCTAATAATATCATTTACTAAACTAACCTTTTCAATCCTATTACTTGATTCTAAAGGAGATGACGGATTAATAACATCGTCTAAAAGATTACCACTTAATTCATCTGTAATTTCTAGTTTTTCGTCAATCTTACTTTTTAATTTGTAATCTAAATCTACTCCAGTTCTAGCAGCAGTAGATGTTCTTGCTTTATCTTTCAAAAAAGCTTCTAAGTCTAAAAAAGGATCAGAGTCTAAAATAAAATTAAATTGATTTACTTCAAGACCAGTTTGTCTACTACCTACCATACCCTCTATAATTTCATCAAACTCATTTTGCATTAGTTTTCTTTGTAGAGTAGCAAGAGAGTCTTTATCCTTATTACTAAAGTCTACTCTATTTATTTTTTCTTTAAGTGAAGATGGAAGATTCTTTGAAATGCTATCATTTCTAGTCCAAGGATAACTATCAAATTTCATATTTTTTATTTTATTACTTCTTTCTTCTAACATATCTAAACTTCCTGAGATATTAGTAAAGTCTTGTCTAAAGATTTCTACATCACTCAATGTGTATTCAGCAGGTAGAGTGTTTTCAAATTTTTTACTGTCTAAAACCTCTTGTAAACTTTCTGTTGAGTTCGTACCGTCTCTCAACGACATTCTAACATGCCCTAAACTATCTTCTCTAAACTGATGTTTTGACGTATCTATTAGATCTTTGCCTAAATTTGGGGTGTTAAATGTTATCGCTGCATAGTCTATCTCAGGATCAAGCACACTTTGTCGTTGTCCATATGCAGTTGCGTAAAAAGGTTTACCACCGTCACGTTTTTTATCCTCTATTATATTATACTTAGTATACTTTGGTTCTATTTCTTTTCTAAATATATTTTTTATTTGTGGTAGTAAAACGTACATATCTCCGTCTTCTATAGCTTTTTCTGTAAACACAAAGCTTTGATTTTCTTTTGACAGATTACCTAAACCCCTACCACTTTCAAAAGTAGGTGAAGGTGATGCCACTATATTGTCTGCAAGACCAGTGCCAAAAAGTCTGTTTTCTACAAGATACTCATACTCTCCTCCACTAATGTCTCCTTTAGCGGCTAAACTTGTAAAATAACTTTTTAAATCAGCAAGTTTAATTATAGGAACTTTTCCTGATGTTATACCCATTTTATCTAGTCCTGCTTTTGCATACACATAATCAGGTAATTCTTTTACAGTTACTTTTTTTCCTGCTTTTCTTAAAACATCTGGTGTTAATTCTAACATTTTTCTAGACACAGGACTGTAAAATTCTCCTATTTTTTCAGATGGCACTGTAGAACCACTTACATCTAAACTTCTCCTTGCTGTCTCTCCACGTAAACCCCCTGCAACAGGATCAATGTTCTCCAAAAGACTTGTATCTAAATTTCTATCATACTCTACTAAATTAGTTCTAGTTTTACTTTCTTTATTAATCAAAGCTTTTAACTGTTCATCCGTTTCAGTCTCACCTCTATATTGCACTTCTCTTGCCCCTTCAAACATAGAAGGGCTTTTAGTATCTTCAAAAGCCTCTGCTGAGTACAAATCTTGTCCTCTTTGTCTATCTATAATCTGTTGAGTCTCTCTAAAAGCATCTGGTGCAGTTTCATAATCTGACGGTACGTCAAGTCCGGGAATAGCTTTTTCTTTACGTGAAAAGAATCTTGCTACCTTTCCTAGTCCTTTTGAAATAGGTTTAGCTACTACACCCAAACCTAAGCCACTTAAAAAAGCACCGCCTCCATATATTACACCCTCCACGTTACGTCTGTCCTCAAACGCTTGTTTAGAATCTATGCCTAAAGTGGCTGCGCCAATAGCAGGATTAAACTCTGAAAGAAGAACAGACATTTCAGCGTTAGTGTATTTGTATGGATCATCATCAAAAGCTTTCATGTAAGCGTTATAACCTCCCTGTCTCAAAGGATTTTTGTCAGCTAACACTCTTTCTTTAGCTTCCTGCTCTTCTTCCTCAGCAGTTTTTACACCTGCCTTAACTTTTTCGTAATGTTTTAGTAAAGCACTCATTTAACGTTCATCATGTCCTTTAGTTGCATCAAACGTCTAACAGCCGAAACAGCACCTTGCAACCTGTATATATCAGATGGTTTTTCTGTTTGCTCCATAGTGCGTTGATAGTTTACTATGGATCTTTGTAGTTCTTCTACAAATGCGTCCCACAGTTCTTTGTTATTCGTTAACTCTTTAATCTTAGACATTACCAGTAAATCCTTCTTCTTGTGGTGCAGGTGCTTGACCTGTTCCTATTGTGCCTCCACCTGCTCCTGTTGTATCTTGAGCGTCAGCCCCTGCAGGTGCTTGTGGGGCTTGTTGCTGTGGCTGTTGTTCAGGCTGTTGTTGTTGAAACATCTTAAATATCTCAGCCTGTATCGCAGCATCTTGCAGACTATTCGTAACCTTATCAGGGTCAAGATCCATAGCCTTTGCAATCTCTCTAATAATATAATCCATCTTAGCAAAGGGTGCGAGTGCAGGATTAGAAGCAACTTGTAGAAACTGCATCAACCTTTGACTACGCACCTCATTTGCCATTAGACTTTCTGTACCTTGCGCTTTTACCTCAAGGTCACCTTTTATATCAGGGTCGTAATCAAACTGCATGTTAAAACTAAAGAATGCTTTACCAATAGGGGCAAGTAAGTAGTCGTCTACATTCTTTACAACATTACGTATAGAACCGTTTGCTGCAGACATAAGCATGGATATACCAGAGGCTGTACGTCCTACACCCTGTATGCCTGTTTGTCCGTGAGCAAAGCTTGGAAAGCCTGTACTTTCATCCGCTAACACTCTAGCTTTGTCAAACAACTGCATATTCTCTCCTGCCACGTTTGGAAACTTCGTGCCGAAGATAGCTTGTCCGGGCGCACCTCCTTGTCTTCTAAAGATTTTTCCCGGATAAACGCTAAGATCCTGTCCGGGAACTAAGTTGGTTTCATCGACTTCCATGATCAAGTTACCACTTAGTGCTGCGTTATCAATAGCCATACGCATAAATCCGTTCATCAACGTCTGTGTATCGTCCATGTTTTCTGCAATACCCACACCAAAGAAACTGTATGGGTTGTGTTCATAAGGAACAGCATAGTAAGGTATACGCACAGGCTTAAATGGATTAAGTACCATTCTTAGTACGTGACCTTGGCATACCCATATATTACAGTTTATCTGATCAAGATCCTGTAACTCATCAGGTATATCTAGTCCATGCTCTGCTAATATTTCTGAATCTACGTAACCCCAAAATTCTAAAACTTCGTAACGTTCTGTGTAGTTTTCTATAGCGTAGTCTTTCATGTCGTCTTCCCAATACTTCTTATCATATTGTGCGCCCATAGTAAGACACTCTTCTATAGACTCTTCTCGAAAGTATGGTCTGTTCTTTAGATTACGCATTTGTGTTTTAGACAGCTTGTGTCTTTCTACACAGTACTCTGCTTCATCCATGTTGTACGCATCAGGATCAGGATAAAAGTTCCACATAGATACGTGACTTGTTGATGGCACTGTCTTAATTAAGGGGTCATACTCACCATCTTCACCCCAGTTAGGATACTCTTTATCTAATGCAAAAGGTCCTTTCATTATACCTGTGCCAAACAATGCCATCTCAAATGCAGCATTACGTAATTGTTTGTTTGCGCCTGACTCCTCTAGCTGATCGTGTATTTTCTTTTCCATCTTCTTTGCTGCTACCATAGCAGGATGAAAGGTAATAGTCTGCGGTGTACCGCCTGTACCCTCTATAATTTTATCTGATACTGTAGAAAGTTTTTGACCGCTACCACCTAGCCTATTCTCTAGGTCTTGAATAGTTTCTCCGGGCTTAAGTTCTCCATCAGGTGTAAATAAAAAAGGCTCTGAAGGTTTATCTTCAAAAGCCCCTCTAAGTGCATCTTGTGCGTTGGCTGCATTAGGATCTAAATTTAAATGTACCGACTCTGCCACACCATCTGGTAACTTTGTAGGATTAACCGTGAGTGGGAACGCTGTGTTGCCAAACAATACGTCAATTATCTGACCATACGCTGCAAGTGTTTTTGTTTTTGTTACCTTTACAAACACCCTTGACTTTTCTGTCTCTGTAAACTGCACATCAGGACCGTATAGTCCTCTATAATTCCTATAGGCTTTTAGCCATCTTTGTTCGTCTTGTTGTCGTACATCTTCTGCTCTTTTAAATCTGCCTTGTACAAAACTTACTACATCACTCTCTGAAGCAAGAGCAGGATCATTATCCTGTATTACTGTGACATCATCCGTGTCAAAGGGTATTTCATTATCTTCTGCCATGTTTAGTATCCAAAGTTAGGATCAGCAATCTGAAAGCCTGTTCGCTGATTCACAGGGTTATAGTCCCATATAGAACTTCTAGGTCGTGTCATAATGCCGTAACGTAGTGCATCGTACATGTGATCCATAGAATTAGTATCTACGTCTTCGTTGTTCTTTTTGTCCAAAGGGAGACTAGGAAGTTGAGATATAACGTTTGTGCAGTTATTAAATATAACAAGGCGTGGTTCATTGGTATATTCATCGACTTGCAATCTTCTGTGTAATTCGTTTTTTCCTGCAACTCTACTTCCTCTACTTCTATCTGATGGTCGCCACTTACAACCTCTTACTATCATTTGCTCTGCTAGGCTAGGACCAGTGTCGCCCCTCTTATGCCATAGCGAACTATCTAAAACCCCATATTGTATTGTACCATCTTCTGCTTCTAATTGCAAGATCTTTTCTGCTAGATCAGATGCTAAAACTTTTGACACCTGCAACTCTCTGTACACTACAAGTTGTTCAGATGGTGTGACTGCCATCCATACTACTGCTGAGTAACTTCCGTACCCATAGTCACATGCTCTAAACTTTCTCCAACTAGAGGGTATCTTGTAAGGATCAACAACGTGCTTTGATCTGTCAAACTCAGGAAACGCTGCACCTTCTGCTACATCCCAGTTACCTTCTAGTAGTTGCCTCCTCTGATGCTCAGGCAAGGACAACAGCATTGCTTCATAATCACCAGACTCAGCTAGATATGGATTGTCAAACAAATTAGCAGGTATGAAACGTCTTCTAAATAAGGGTTCACCTTCTCTGCTATGCCCCTGTGGAAATCTAATAACATTACCTGATTCTAACTCTGTTGCCCAAAACGCTGAGTTGGATGGTGCAGGATCTACAAACATCTTCTTTACCCATTGATGTCCTGCCCCTCCGGGATTGGTTGTTGCTCTCATGTACAGTCCTAACGATTGATCTGCACTTCTTAGTCGTGATCGCATATAGTCCCAAGCGTATGGTGTTGACCATTGTGTAAGCTCGTCAAATCCTATCCAGTTAAATGCCTGACCTTGGTAGCGCATTACATCTAGGTCACGGTCTAGATAGGACATCCACAGTCTACCACCCTTAGGTGTCACCCACTGTGACTTTCTTTCTGACCACTTGATTCCCGGGATTGCTTTTGGATACAACTCCTGAGACTTCTGTATCAGTTCCCTTAGCTCCTCCGTTGTGTGTCGTACTAACAGTCCACTGAAGTTAGGATTGTTTAGTCCTCTCAGTGGGTCAGCTAACATGGCAAATGACTTGCCTCCCCCTGCTGCTCCACCGTATAACACCTCTCGTTCTGACGAGGCTAAGAAATCTGTTTGAGGTCCTGCGTTTGGTTGGAATAACACATCTTGTTGAACCTCTTCTGGTACAGCAACATTATAGTTTATGCTAGGCTGTTCTACTTTCGGTGCTGTATGTTCCTGTGCTTTCTTCGAGCTTCGAGACTTCTTTGAGCGTCTTTTCAAGCCTTCTGGCGAGTTCCCTTTTAACACTAGCAACTTTTCTGCGTCTGTTTTCAATGTCTATTCTCTTCTTTAATCCTCTGTACGATATAGAGCGTCCTGTTTGTTGTGTCAACCAGTTAGCTACTTGTCTGTAACTGTACTGTCTAAGGTGCTTCTTTGCTACCTCTAGAGCCTCAAGTTCTTCTGCTACAGGTATTAAGTAGTCTTTATCTTCTGGGTCTAGCGTATAACCAAATGGCACAAGTCTAGATATCTTAGGTATTCTTTTCCACTGCTTACCTTCAATGTCAGGTAGTGGTAATGCCCAATACCCTAGACTATCTCTATCCTCACTCATTCTTTCCTTCTTTAGCAGGAAGAACAAACAAGCCACCTGAAGATTCTACGTTTACCTTTTCTGTTTTTATATACCCTGCTCTATCTAGCAAGTCTTTTGCAGCTACCATCTTGTCTCTAATACCTAACTCTGTAGGATCAACAAGAGCGTTACCCATAGCGACTGCTGCCTTTGGTGCAATGCGAGACATGTAATCTCTTGTGGCTTCTGCTATCTCATCTCTAAGACACTTAATGACATCATGTGTTGTAGTCGTGTCTGAATATCCTGCTAGTTTTTTAGCAGACACAACGTCACCATTAGCTTCTTCAAACAAGACAGCCATAAACTTTTGTTGTTTTTCAGTCAGATTTTTTGTCATCTTTTTCCTTTATAACCTCTTCTACCCAAGCACCGTTGTCGCCTGTGTTTTCGCACACTTCACATCTATCGTCTTCAATGTGACTGCCACATACTTCACACGTAGGCTCATACAGCATTATGTCTTATCCTGTTCCATAAAAGACTCAACAGTTTCCTCAGGGACACATATAATCTTTTCAGGTGATCTGTCTCCATACTCATTAACAAGAGCCTTAACAATCTTAAAGGGATTATCCCCTATATACTTTTGGCACATAGAAGAATTATGGAAGTGTCCATGATCTGATGGGTGTTGAAATACATATATATCCTTTGTTCCGTCTGAGTATACACCAGACATTATTGCTACTATGAACCATGCTTTTACCATTTACTTTACTTTCCTATATGCTCGTGTTTTCTTTGCGATGCCCTTTGGCTGCTTGACAAATTGTTTTCCTTGCTTTGTGCCTTTTCTTTTAGCTCTAGTTGTCGCTGCGTACTCCTGTGGTGATAAAGACTTAATTGCAGCTTCTGGAAGATAGCGTTCTCCAGTTTTGCTACTGGGCTTACCACTCTTTGTTCTCCACTTTTGCTTTGACCATGATTTTAAACTACGTTGACTTTTTGCGAGTGCCATGCTTTGCCTTTAGTTGTTGCTTCGCCCTCTTCGCTATACCTGCTTGTTGGGGCTTGCCTCCGTATTTACTTCTTTGTTCCATCACTGTAAGTATCTGTATCTTACGAGCGTAGGGCTTCTTTATCTTCTTTACTTTTCTAGCCGTAGCCTTTGCGTCAGCAGGAGTCGCATACTTTATACGGACGGTATCTTTTGGATTTTCATCTGTATAAAGTCTGCGTCCTGAACCTTTAGGCTTCTTGCCTGTACCAACTTTAGGGTCTTTAGCGATAGCCACCACCCTTGGCTTTGTACTGCTTGGCTAACATCTGCGCCTTTCTAGCACTCCACTGTCCGGGTTTACCACCAGAAGAACCTGCCTTTATTCGGCTAAACAGATTCTTTCTCATGGTTGGCTTGGTGTAGTTACCTGCTTTGTTTACTGTAGACTTAGCCATACTGACTAGCCCTTCATGATTTTGTAGCCTTTGGCTTTAGCTGCAGATCGAAGCTGTCCAACAGTCATACCGCCTTTAGCATAACCCTTTTTCTTCATGCCGCCTTTAGCCATGCCTTTCTTCTTCATCATGCCACCCTTGTTCATTTTGCCTTTTCCGTCCATAGCAAATGCAGGGACCATCTTACCTGTCTTAGGATCTTTTGACATTGGTAGTTTAGCACCACCCTTAGCGTATCCTTTTTTCTTCATGCCACCTCGTGCCATACCTTTTTTCTTCATCATTGGTTTTTTCTTCATGACCATTTTATTTCTCCTTAGAATATAGATTATTAAAGACTCGTTGAGTATCCCAAACGTACTCAGTCTCTTGTTTTGAATGGAACACCCTTTGGCTAGGCTTAAAGTCTGGTGGTCCTTCCCCTGTTTCAAACCATGCAGGGTGTGTTACTCGTACTCGATTGTTAGGTAACGCTACTATATTACCTGTATAC